GGGGAAACCCCCCCGCCTTTCCTTTTGGACCAGTCCGATACTAGAATACTGTGAGTTAATGTACACTTCTAACTAGCCTGTTTTCTATTCTACTTACCAACACACTTATTGTGGCGTCTTACGAGTCATTGAGCATGGTCTTACGATTAATTGTATCTTTCATTAGATACTCCCATGTTTCTCCGTCATTCTAAGAGTTAGGGTTCGAGAATGCTGTGTAATAACACTCCTATTTTGAAAATACGACTGGAAATTTCATACTTCCCCAAACCACTTTCCTTTTATTTATATTTTTATTCTTCATGTATATAGTTTTATGTAAAATATAATGGATTATCTTAATCCAACAAAAATAACTGTCAACTTCTTCTTCTAATAAGTTTGTCTATCCCTTTAAATGCAATACTTGTACTGGCTCGTTAGCCACGAGAAGAATACTGAACGCGAAGAAAGTAATGGCTACCGCGTATCTATCTAACATCATGTTTTCTTAATTGATGTTGTAGGCAGACTCAAGTACTGTAGGAAGTCCATGGCCTGAAATAGCCCCTTCTATTTTAGGACCAGACATGGAAACCATCATGTGGTAACTCGCATGTAAACACCCGATTAGTAATTACAATTTCCGTATAAGGCCTGATTAAGCCTGGCGATCGAAAATTCAAACAAAGTATTGGAACCGTCCATAAGTGAACAAGAAAGCTTTTTGTGATGTTAAGGTATGCGTCTAACACTGGACAATGGCCTACGAAACCTGTCGTTCAGCGCATTCGTCACGTTAACATTTTTAAGCACTAAGCAATTTTGTCGAATTTGATGCGGTAAGAGAAAGTTTGAATAAGTAACTCGTGACGAGAAATAAAGCTCTGATGTACCTGAGAAAGGACTCAATGACAATGTGTAATAACTTTTCGGGAACCTGGTAAAGCCTAATTATGTAATAAGGCCGCTTAAATGGTTATAAGAGCGTTAGAGGCGGGGAAACCCAATTCACTTAACCTGGGCGCATTAGGCCTGTAAACCGATGACAAAACTACCCATGATAAGCACAACTGAGAGAATTTTAGATTACCTTCCCAAATTTTCAATTTCCAATCGAAAAATTCTCTCAAACATTGTTGTGCTTATATTCGGAAAATCTTTCAAATCATCAATCATGAATCCACAGAAACTTACAAGGACGACTGAAAACATGACACCTCAACGAAACGTCGAACGTAGGATTCTCCGACAACATCTATTCTCCGGGCGGATGATCACTCTTTGTGGCATCTACCAAAACAAACCTCTTCCACTTTTTGAAAAATCGACGCACCTTTTCGACTATCATCTCAACTACCACGGACGTTCTATCGTCTTGAAACTTTCACGCGATGACGCTTGGACAATCCACTACACACGCAGACTCGATCAGTTTAAGATCTTGACAAAGACAGACAATGGACGCTACACGAAAGAGCAAAGATACCAAGGAGTTGCCGGCGAGTTCATGAACACTCTACTGGGCGCCGCCGGCTTTCTCAAACCCGTACTTGGATCTGCTTTGGATGGCTTGACTAAGACTATGGTAGTGTCAGCGGGCACTATCATTTCACAAATCGCAATTCTGTGTCGTACTACTGACAACTTCATCTGCATGCAAGCAATGACGACTATCGTGGCAAATGTGGGGCTGAACATCAACCTTTTCATGAAAGTTTTGGCCCCATTTTGCTCTCTCGGCATGGTCTTTCAATCAGCCGACAAACCTTTCTCTTGGATACCTTCAGCAGCGGGTCTTTTTCTCGCTGTCCTTTTGGGCGCAACAAATGTCGCCCAACTCACTGGAATTCTCACCAAAACAGTACCAATGGGTTACACACTTGCAGGAGCCCTTGGCATGACTCGACTTCTTGAAGCTTGCCTCAAAGACTTGGTACCTTTTGTCTACAAACTAGTCTCCGGTCGAGACTGGGACGCGGAGCACCTCATGGAAAATTTGACAGAGTTCCAAAACTTTCTGTCCGCCGTTGAAAACTTTGAACGGGATCGCTTGCCTTTACTGGACGTCGATCTAAACGTTCAATCTGAAGTGGTTAGACTCCACGAACAATACAAAGAACTTCTCTTTCAAGCTGACCGACTTAAGTTGCGCTCCCAACTGCAACCATTGATTACGTCGTATGCAAAGAAAGTCTCTGATTGGATGCGACGAGTACAAGACTCGGGCCTCTTGAGTGCTGGAGTACGCCCCGAACCAGTTTGCATTTTGCTTACTGGAAAGCCAGGCTGCGGAAAATCTTGGATGGTCTCAGACCTAGTGAGAGACGTTGGAGGAGAACACATTCCTTGGACTCACTCTGAGGGCGAAACAATCAGCAATCACATTCATCAACGCAATCCTGCTGTCGCTCATTGGGACGGTTACAAAGAACAGCTCGCCTGTCTCTATGATGACTTTGGTCAACTTCGAGACGGAGAATCAACCGCCAATCCTGAAATCATGGAAATGATCCAAGTCGGAAGCTGCAATGCTTATAAGCTACCTATGGCGGCTTTGGAGGACAAAAAGAAAGGTTTCTTTCGCAGTGAGATTGTGATCTGCACCTCGAACATTGATGTTTTTGGATCCAACGTGATCAAATCGATCATCTCCCCAGCAGCCTTGATGAGACGCTTCTCAGTTCACGCGAAAGTCGTGAAAGTGACCAACACACTGGGCGAAGAAGAAAGAGTCTTTGACATCATGCAAGACAATACGATCGCCAAAAGAGTTGACTACGCCACCTTTGTCAACATTTGCCGGGCTCAGTACCAAGCAAAACGAGATGCTTTCAAAAAGCGCCTCGCCGAAGGATCAGCGAAAATGTCTCCGATACCGCACACCTGTATCGCGGAACATATCGCCTTCACAACGGCCCCGGCTCATTTAGCCGGAACTGCCATGAACCACCGAGCCTACGATGTCACCAATCCTGACCACTCTTTGTGCCATTCTTCCTTGCCATGTCGGCAGACCCAACAAGGTTGGTTCGATTTCCTCAAACCCTCAACGCCTGCCGGTGTTCCAGAACAACATCAAGTCAATCTTTCACTGGCAGAGCTCATTGCCTTCACCAATTTGGAACGTGATTTTCTCGTTCTATCAGACACTGATTCAGAGTGGCTCAATTGGGTGACTCAAGAAGCGAGGGCAGCCGGAATCATAGATATTGGAGATCTCTACGATCCCGGTTACTATGTCATCACAGGAAGAGACCCTATGATGCAGGAAAAGATTCTCTACTACAATCACGTTTTTACGACGAGAGTTTTAACTGCAGAGGAGTGGAAAGTCTTTCAGGACGCCATGCTCACCATCCGAGGTAACCTCCTCGCTGCCGGTTACCATAGCTCCACCTATTCTATCGAAGCATATTCAAATGTTTTGATGAACCGCATGCACTCGATCTTCATGGGTTTTCCAGGAGTCTTCGCAACCTTCTTCAGAGGTTGTTTGGTCTGCCTCGGACCCTTTGTGACGCGCTTCTGCCTCGTCTTTGCTGTTGCCTGGCTGCTGGATTCGTTGTTCAACTTCCTAGCTCAAACCCTCTTTTGGTGTTTGGGCATTGACCAACCAGACAACACAGTCGACGAGGCTTTCATGGAAGAAATGCGGGACGCAATGAATTACGAGAGCCGAGATGACAAAGGAGCTCAAAAATCGAACAAATCCAAGACCTTGCGAATGGAGTTTGAAGCAGCAAAAAGACCGCTTTTCGTCTTCAAAAGTTTGGACTACTTTGGAAAGAAGATCGAATTCATTCAGTTGAATCCTGACATCACACGTGACATCAGAGCTTGTACCGACGTATCAGAGCGAGAAGATCTGAGGGAAGAATTAGCCCTAGCCTTACGTATTCACGCAAAGGTCGCCACTGCAGCCATCCATCGTACCAAATCGGACCTAGACGCAACCAAATTGATTGCTTCATTCATGCGCCAATGCGAGAAAGATGGAATCGAACAACACGAGATTTTGTCAGCAGTGGGCAGAGAAAAGGAAGCCTTCCTATGTCAAGACCCAAACACCTCACCAAAAGTCAAACAGATGTTGTATGAATCGACCATCGAAACTTTGAAGACATCGGACTTATTGGGCCAAGAATTTCAAGGCTCAGCGGACCAAAACTGTGATGGTGTCTCAGCGAAGATTCTCAAGAATCTCTGCTCGATCAAGCCAGCGGGTTCCGCTACGCGCACCGCCCACATGTTCTTCTACCGAGGAAGAGCTGCGTGGATGAACAAACACGTCTTTTTGCAATTGACTGAGACTTCACAATTTACGATCACGCGTCATTCTGACAAAGCAATGCCACAAGATTACACCTTCAACTGGTGTGACTGTAAAGTTCAGCAACACGAGAACCTTGACCTGGTGCTAGTTCAATTTCCACGCACTCTCAGTCCCTTTCCTGAGGTCTTTGACCTAATTGCGAAAGACGCCGACATGAATTTTGCGGTCCTTCCAGGGGGTCGACTAGTGACCAGACGAGGAGAAAATGCACTCTACCTCAACACAGCACATCCCATCAAAGTCAGACAGGCGTTTAAACTCCCATGTGGCTCAATGCAGCCCTTTGACACAGCCATCGCATCCCAAAACATGCACACTCATGATGGCGATTGTGGCAGTCCATTTTTGGCCATCGACGCCCAAGCTCCCAGGAAAATTATGGGGATGCACATGATGGGCAATGGCGTTGGATCTGCAACCGCAACAATCATCACCCAAGAACTCTTGCAGGACATGGAGAAACACTCCAAATTTGATCAACACGTCGAAGTTCCAGCCCAAGACTTTCAGGGCGTTGCAGAACCTTTCGTACAAAATCCACTCTTCAAAACACCAACTCCCTTCGAGCCAACAAAAACAAAGGTTCGGAGATCTCTTATACACGGCATGGTCACAGAACCAATCACAAGGCCGACCATTCTCAGACCAACTGAAGAATGTGACCCTATGGTCAGAGGAGTTAGAGAGTTGCAAAGCCAAAAACACATTGTGTCAGAGAAATTCCTAGAACGCGCTTCAGGAGTTCTCACCCGTTTCATTTCGGGAAAACCAGTCATCGCACGCACTCTTACATTGGAGGAAGCGTGTACTGGCAAAGGAGTTCCAGGCCTGGAACCCGTTGAACGTTCAACATCAGCCGGGTTACCCCTCTCACTGGAACCAAATGCACAAGGTAAGAAAAAGTGGATCGATGAAGACCACCAACCAACACCCGCCCTTTGCAGGATGGTCGCAACCTTCATCAGAGAAGTGGAGATTGGGAAAGTTGAAAACCCACCCATCTTCAAAGACACTCTTAAAGACGAGAGAGTCAAACTGGCTAAAGCCGACATGAACCATCCCGAGAACATCAAAACTCGCCTGTTTGCTGCTTCTCCTCTCGTCTTTTTACTCACCCTCCGGATGTTTTTCGGAGCGTTCTTCGGCCACGCCATCTTCAACGCTATCTTCAACACTTGCACTTCTGGTGCCAACCCCTTCGGGAGTGATTGGCACCAACTCGCAGATTGGCTGCACCAAGTGAGCAAGAAAGTTGACGATGGCGACTACAAATGCTACGACACCACCCAACCTTCAGGCTTCCTCATCGCGGTATTCGATTCGATTCGCGCCTGGTATCGTCTAAATGGCGGCTCTGAGAGAGACGACATGATTCGAGAGAGGCTAGCAGAGTTTTGTTACCATGCTTTCCACTCGTGCCGTGGAACCGTGTACCGCGTTCAGGGAACTCTCCCATCAGGCATGTTCGGCACAACCCAAATCAATAGCGGAGTCAACTTGGTGACGTTCTTCTACGCCTTTACCAAGATTTACCCCAATGCAACCAATCAAGAATTCCTCGACAATGTCCGCACAGCGACCCACGGAGACGATGTAATCTTCGCGGTCTCAGACAAATTCCCAGAATTCACCTCAGAGAACATTGGATTAGCG